GTGATCGTTGCACCTGTTCCAGCTGCGTTTGCCTCGATAATGTTAGTGCCATCCAGCGTCTCAATAACACCTCCGGGGACCAATACTATCCTATCTACGTAAGACGGATTTTTCATACTATGAGAGTGTTATGGATTAAACGGTTGCAGCCGTGACGGTTCGAGTGAGCTTAACGAGGCGAGGGATGTCTCTTTCAAAGACTTTTCTTCCGAAGAGGGTATGGATGATGTAGTTGGACTCGGGTCTCTTTGGCTCCTTTCCTACATACATTTCAGGCATGATCTGCATACCGAGCGACATCGCGTTCTGAACACCCATGAGCATTGATCCTGTCTCGGCTGTGAAGCCATCGGCAGCGGCTGTAAGTGTTTCGGATGCTGAGATTTTGCCAAATCCAGTCAATACGCTATTCGCGCCGACAAAAGTTGCAGCGGATGCACCTGCGTTCTGCAAAATACGGCGGTCTTCTACTGACACATCAATGTATGTCGAGGCACCTGGCGTACCAGTGCCGTTGATCGCATTGACCCAGTTGACACGGGCAGCGGCGACGTTAGCACCGATTGAAATATCACCGGCGGCAGCGGCAGCAGCATTAGCTACCCAAGTCCAAAGAACACCAAAGACTGTAGTGGTGTCAGTATCTGTTGGGATAGTTGCCATGCCGAGCGTGACTGTCGTAGGCAGGTTATTTGACGAGTAAACATTGAAACCTGCGTGCGAAGGCCCGACGAAACCGTTTTTAAGGGCGCTGTCTGCTAGATTGAAACCGTTTGCGACTTCAACCTGCGCGAGAAGAGCGACAGTTTCAGGATCAACAACAGCAAAGGCTGTGTTGTTCAAGGCAGCGTTACGCTGAAGGATAGCCATTCCACTGGTGAATTGGCTGTATAGGGTACCTGCGGCAAGGACGCCACCTGTGATAGTGTTGGCGGCTGTTGCAGCCGTAGCTGCTGTGGACAGAACCTTCTGGTCAATATCGCTTGCGATACGGTAAGCGGCCTGATCCGCAAGTTCTGCCTGTACACTCTTGTCCTCGGCCTGTGCCTGTTGGTTTGGGTCGAGTGTGAATGTGGCTGCTCGTGAGTCGGAGATTGCCATCGTGTTTGACGCTGCGGTCTGGGCGTCGATCGTAAGATCGGTACCAGGTGTGTAAGTCTGAACACGGAGGTCTGTGATGTAGGGCCAGTCGATTGTCTGACCGGATCGGAGTATATCCTTAAACTCTGTACGGCATAGTGGTTTGGCGACAAGTCGAGCGTTCAGGTAGACCTGAACCATCGGCATGAAGTTGACCGGTGCTAATGCACTAAAGGAGTTAGCCATTTGGGTAAAAAATTATGAAGTAATTTCATAATTCTTTTATCCCATAAGCTGTTATCGGATACCTCGCAATTTCTTGAGGTATTCGAGCTGTTTCTCGGGCGATACTGTCTTGTACACGGCGCCGAAGCCTTCCTTTTCGTGCATTTCTTCGGGAGTGGCGTCTTTGCCGGGTGCTCGGTATCGGCCGGGAGTTCGTAATCGCGCTGCTTGACGGCGTGCATCTATGCGATCTTCTTCGAGATCTACATTGAGTGCTTCCATCGCGGTCTCAAGGGCATCAAGGGGGGATAAGCCTTTAGAGAAGAAATATTCTTGCTTCTCTTTGAGCTCAATCCGTTTAGACTTCGGCAACGATTCGTTGAGGTCTCTGACCAGAGAACGGAGGGCTTTTTCCTCCTCTTTTCGGGTCAAAATCTCCTCTACTTTCGCGTCGATGTCTTCCTGAGGGGCCGTTGTACCGAGCTTTGCCTCTACGTAGGGTTTAAGCCATTTAAGGTCGTGGGGCAAATCGTCCAGAGTCTTCCTTCCGTTGGAGATATTGCGGGCCCATGCCTCTGCCTGCTTTTCCCTTACAGCCTCAGCTTTGCTCTCTTTGGACGGTGGGTCCGAGGTGAGAGTGTCCTGCTCCTGCTCATCGTCTGAGTCATTATAATGCTCACCGATGTCAGCCGCTTCGGTGTCAGCGGCCTCATCGGTGTCAGTGTCTATTTCTAGCTCACTGTCCGTGTGTCTCTGCTCATCCATGTGGACGGGGTTAAAAGAACTAATTGTAGTGTGAAAGCTACCGCTACCCTCTCATTATTCTGGGGGAGTGGCGGCAGACTTCACGGCTTCTTCCTCTATCATGCGTCGTTCATCTACACATTTTTGCAGGAAGAGAGGAATGTCGGCCAGTCCTTGCTTGTATGCGGTGCTCTGTTCCGCGCTAAATTCCTCCCTATAAGTATAGTCGAGTAAACAATTCGTTGCAATAAGATGGAAAGATTGCGCGTTTCTTTCCCAAAAATCGGCGAGGACGTAGAGCGCTTCGAGCGTTCCAACAACTTTAATGCACGGCGTGGTGTCCTCGCCGCGATTCTCAACTAGTTTCCGTGTTACTTCAGGGATGGGAGCGACTGGGTTGTTCATTATTATGGGGTTGGGACGATCTCTTTCTGAGCGTTAAAACGGGCGCGCTCTGTCTGTGAAGGTTGTGCAGCAGGTGCTTCGCCCTCTGGGGCACCCGGCACTCCTTGCTGTTGTGGCGCGAAATCGTCGATAGGTATGTCGATACCGTTGACTTGGTTCTCCATGTCAACCAACCTGAGCCACGCTTTACTTCCGGGGGCAGCGTTCGCTTTACCTTGTGCAATTTTCAGGCGCATCATGGTGTTGGAGGGGATCGAGCCCGTGCGAGAATTGACCTCGACAAACCAGTGATGAGTCTTGAGCTCCTCGGCTATCATTCCCATCGTGATACCATCGGGGCGTACATTCGTTCCATCTATCTGTATGTTGGTGGTGAGGTCGAGAGGTATCTTTGACTTGGGCGAAACATAACGTCTAATTGCGTCAAGTGTGATCTCGATTGCTTTCTTCGTTTCGGATGCGTTGTACTCCATCATTTGCTTCACCCACGCGTCGGAGTTCTCCTCTTCGGTGAGAATTTGGAGCTGATTAGGATTACCTGCTTGTGTGAGCTCCTTGAGGTTGATGCCGAGCATCTGGATCTCGTCGATCAGACGATCATAGAGGGCTTGCCACTCCTGGAAGAGGCTGTTAGTGAGCAACGACTGGGCCTCTACCTTCTGGGAATTAGGAGCGTTCGGATCGTAAGGCATAGCAACAAATGGTTTTTTGCCCGCTTGTCGCTGTCGGGTTGCCTCAGCCAGCTTCCCAAAGAAGTTAGTCGCCTCCTCCTGTGGAACGTTCACCAGTGTGATGGGGTAGGTATTGTCCTCAGCATGACCACACTCGAGGTTTATCAACTTGCCTGTGACGACAGACAGCTTAAAAATAAGAGCTCCGATGCCGTGATTGTAGGGACCAGCCGACGACGGGATACAGATAAACTGCAAAAATGGGATGTGAGGGGTGCCGTCTGAACATTCAAACGGGAAGTCGTCGCCGTTGTACTCCTCGAGAATCGTGCAGCTCTGGCCGGCAAAGATCGTGAAGTTTTTTGCGACGATGTCGACTCCGAAGGCGATTTCTACCTCATCTTCAAGCTCAAAGGTCTGGTATATATCGCGGTTCAGCTCCTTCCAGTCACTGGCTTGACGGGGTATCTTCCCGATTCCTCCCATCTTCTGAAGTTGTGGCCAGTGCATGACGGCCTGATTGTAAGAGTAACTGAAGATCGAGAGCGCCCTGTACGCGCTTCCCGCCTGTCCACGATTGCGGATGCCCGTGCAGAAGTCGTCCATGTACAGGTTGTTAATGCTGATGGGAGTAAAGAGAATCGGGGCATAAGATGACTTGTCGGGATTGGCGCCGACCATCATCGGGCCATCTCCATAAAGAAGAGAGCTCATAAAAACGCCGTTCTTGTCTCGGAGCCCCGAGTTATATCCGCCACGGTCCAGTACTGTGGAGACGGCCAGCGTCATCAGCATCTCGAGGTGAGGGGGGCGCCCCGTACCGTGTAGTCGGAAGTCGAGCGGTTTAAGGCGGTTAGCTGTGCGCCACAAAGCCTGATACAACCGCATCGAGTTAATCTTGACGGTCCCGTCGGGGGCGCAAATGTCAAAGGTGGATTCTAGGAGCGCTTGGATCGCGTTGTTGATGCCGATCTGTCGCGTCTTCTCCGTGTTGTTCGTCGAGATCATCTTGAGATAAGTCTTGACCGCTTTGTTGTCCATTCCCGACTTAACATTGAGGCTGATCTTCACGTCCAGACTGTCGGGCTTGAGGGTTGGTTGAGTTGGCATTGGTATAATTATAGAAGATATTGTCAGGTATTTATATATTTTCTGAGGGCTTCCTCCATCTCAATCGTTGCACTGGACGGCTGGTAGCCGATTGCTTCAGGTGTGAGATGGGCGTTCGAGTTTGGATTGACGTATTCGTCAACTGCGGCGCGGTACTCCTGTTTGCTCTGTGCAAAACCGCGAGGACGTATGAGTGAGACAAAAGCGTACCTACAGTTGTGAGATACAATTCCATTGGCGATTAAAGCGTGCGTGTTCTCTACTTCGAGATTGTATACTTTACTACAGCGTCCTCGGGTAATCCCTGTAATCTTCGCCGTCTTGCCTTCATCTTGCAGTTTGCATGACAAAATCGTGCGGATGCTGCGTATTGCAAAGTCGTAAACTCTTTGTGACAGTGAGCGCACTCGCGCGTTAGTGGTTTTCTTTTCTCGTATGCTTCGACACCATGTTTTGCGTGCCACTCTCTCCCCTCCTGAGATCCATGCCACTTCTTCGTGAGTGGCCTGATCGCGTCCACCCATTTCTGCTGTTGTTTTCTTCTCTCCGGTGTCATGTGCTCTGATAAGTGCTTTCCGGCCTCCACGCATGACAAGTTCTCTATCTGGTTGTTCCCACGTACCTTGTCTATATGATGTATGTGATGACCCGCTGGTATCTTTCCGTTGTAGTAGCTCCAAACCGCTCGATGCGCCAAAAGAACGATACCCTTTTTGCTTGAATGTGCTGCATAGTAGCCACTTGGCTTTCGATAAAAGTGAACACCGTTGAACTCCTGTATTGTTTCGCTTATTTGTTCCACTCTCATACATACCTGATTGTATCATATCATTTTCCTCAAGTAGCGAAGCTTCTATCCATTCGCCAGTAGGCAAGAGCAAAAGATGGTCAGGTGTAACTGTTAAGGAAATCCCATTACTAAATTCAAACGTCAGCACTTCGGCATTAGACCTAGTTTGCCTTACATCACTAAATTTCTGGATTGAACCATTCCTGCTATACAAAAATCCTGACTTGCCTATGAGATCTTCAATCCTTTTTTCTCCCTCAGTGGTAGCGACCAAAGTATCCCCACTAAAACACGCATCCATCGAGTTGCTCCACTCGTGGACGGAATCGTCGGGATCGTTGGTCACTACTCCATTTTTGTCCGTAAAAAACAAATAATTGCGGTACGCTTTGATGGTCTTCACGCTGCGGCGCGTTATCATTATTTTTTGATCCTGTACGAGTTGGATTCCCTGCCTGACACTACCGGGCCCTTTTGGTGCTGCGATAATATTAACGCCGTATGCTCGTATCTCCTCTATACTTTTGGGTTCTGCGCCGTCGGCGCCCACCAACATGCGCGGATCATCGGTCGCGAGAAGGATGTCCGCGATGCTCTTATTAGATAGCCCTTTTGCATAACATATCTCATCGACGATATATGAGCCATTCCAGTAGTACACGTCCTCGATTACTGTCGGGTCGTTGGTGAAGCCAAAATCAAGACCACGACGCACAAGCCGAGCTTCCATTGGTACCTCGTCGATGATCTGCCAGTTTTTATAAATTCGTGATTCGACGGCGCCGAGCTGCCCTAAACCGTATACAGTCCACCACTGCTTGTTATTCTTGTGTGACTCAATCTCAGCTCGAGTAGTATCGTCGAGCGCCTCGTTGTCGAGGTAAGTCAGGGTTATAAAGTCAACGTCACTCCTGAAAGGCAACATATCGGTATAGAACCAAAACTCTTCCGACGGGTTCCAGTCCAGCCAGACTATTTCTCGGGTGCGAGTGATGAGCTGGTCCACAATCTTATACTGGAGATGCGGGCACTCGTTGGCAAAAAGAACATCTCTACGGGGGCCGTGGGCTTTCCCGTAAGTGTCAACGGACAAAAATCGCACCTTGTTCCCCGTCTCAAATGTATATGTGTGAAGCGTGCCGTGCCAACGTGAGTCGTCCCAGTACCCCCGATCCTTCATAATA